AGCTTGAAAAAAGGGGCACATAGATATGAGGTTAGTATCAAATTACGGGTGCAATACCTGCCATAAAGAGAAGTACTATGCATTTATTAAGACGGAAGAAGGCAGAACTCTAAGGAAGAAGCAAGCCAAACGAGACTATGCCAGTAATAAAGAGAGGTACTTTCTGAACAATGCCAAACGTAGGGCTGCCAGTAAACAAGCAACACCAATCTGGTTATCTATGGATGACATCAGAAAGATGAAAGAGTTGTACAAGAACAGACCGAAAGGTCAGCATGTGGATCATATTGTGCCGTTAAAAGGTAAGAATATTTGTGGATTAAATGTACCTTGGAACTTGCAATATCTACCTGCATGTGTTAATCTATCAAAGAGTAATAACTAGTTAAACTTTATATAAAGGAACACACAATGTCAGAATTGACCCTTGTTGGCGGTAACAATAGCTTTGCTGCAATGGCAGAAGCTATGGGTATGGGTGTAGATATCGCTACACCTAAGAAACAAAACAACCTAGCCCGATTGAAGCTTGATCACAAAGGTATCATGGGTGAGCAGGTAGTTGCTGGTAAGAAGAAGAGGGTAGAAGTTGTAGCTGCAGGTAGCTATGTGCTTGACCGTACTAACCAAGAGCCTGTGTATGGCACAGATGTAACTATCCGTTTATTTAATCAACGCTTTATGTACAAGAAGTATATCCAAGGCACAGGCGATGCCAAGTCTAAGTATGTAAAGACCATCATGGCTAAAGACTTGAATGGTGACTTGCGTGATAACGATGGTGGCTTTAACTGTGGCAAACCTTCTGGCTGGATCGAAGACTATGCTGCATTGCCAGCAGAGACAAAGACATTACTCAAGTCTATCAAGCGAGTACGTGTATTGTTCGGTGAGATTACAATCAAAGATCCAGTGAATGCTAAAGGCGAAACATTGGATGCCATCGTATCAGCACCATTTATTTGGGAGATTGACAATCGTGATGCATTTAAAACTCTTGGTGCACCTATTGCACAGATGGCTAAACAGAATCGTATCCTACCTCAGCACTACGTTGTATTGGGTACAGAAGAGCAACCTCTACCTACAGGAACGAGTTTCTATTTACCTACAGCAGTACTGGATTTATCTAGCACCATTGAGTTGACAGATAAAGACCAAGGTTTATTTGCTGACTTCAATGCATGGATTGATAACTACAATGAGTACATCGTTAAGGAGTTCAACAAGAACTCTAAACCAGAAGAAGCAACACAGGCTGAAGTAGATATTGCAGCTGAGTTTGTTGACGTTGAAGTAGAAGCATAATGCACCATCCTGCCGAGTTAAAGATACACCAGTATCTCAGTAAGGTCAGACACGGTGATAGCACTCTCAGTGATAAAGTTGTAGAACAGATTACTGAAGATGTCCGTGCTGCCCTTATTCGGCAGTTTGTAGACAAGCGTGACAATGCATTTACGTATCGCATGTCTAACGTGGGTCGGGAGTATTGCCAGTTATGGTTTGATAAGAACGAACCAGAAGTGGCAGTACCCCATTCTACAAACTTTATTATCAACATGATGATGGGTGATATAGCAGAAGCCGTGTTTAAAGGGCTTCTAACACAGGCTGGTGTGGCGTATGCAGATGGCACTAAGGTTACCCTTACTGCTGGTGAGCACACGATCCATGGCACTCCTGACTTGATCACTGAAGGTGCAGTTGATGACGTGAAGTCTGCTAGTCCTTGGTCTTATACCAACAAGTTCGTAGACTTTGAAACACTCAATGCCAATGACTCATTCGGATATGTAGGTCAGCTAGCTGGTTACGCTAAAGCCATGGGTGTTAAAGCTGGTGGCTGGTGGGTTATCAATAAAGCTAACGGTGAATTCAAGTATGTTCCTGCTGATGGCATTGATGTTGATGCTGAAGTACAGAAGATTGCAGCTAAGGGTGACGAGCTTAAGAAGAATGAATTCAAGCGTTGCTTTGAAGCTGAGAAAGAAACCTATCGTAAGAAAGAGACAGGTAACTTAATCTTAGGCAAGGAATGTGGTTGGTGTTCTTATCGATACAAATGTTGGGAAGGCTTAGAGGAACGTGCATCACTTGTATCCAAAGCAGCTAACCCCCCAATGGTATCGTATGTAAAGATAGCTAAGAAAGAAGATAAGTAAATGGCATTCGGTAAGAGGAACTTTAAGATCTCTCACTCTAAAGACTATCGCAGTGGTCTTGAAGAAAAGGTACAGGAGGATTTAAAGCAAGCCTCTATCGATGCCGAGTACGAATCTATTAAGATCGAGTGGGAAGACTTGTGCTATAGAAAATATACACCTGACTTCCTACTCCCTAACGGTATCATCATTGAAACAAAGGGACAGTTCACTGCTAAGGATAGACGTAAGCATGTCTTAGTTAAAGAACAACATCCCCATTTAGATATTCGATTTGTATTTACCCGTAGTAACAGCAGACTTAGTAAGCAATCTAAAACTACGTATGCTGACTGGTGCATTAAGCAAGGCTTCCTGTATGCAGATAAAAAGATACCTGAAGATTGGCTTATTGAAAAGCCTAAAAAAGAAATGCCCTTAAAATTTAATCCATACAAAGGAACCAAGCATGACTAACCCTATCAAGAAGGATGACATTGTCCTTATCATCCGACCTAACTTTGAAGGTAAAGAATGGAATGGCACAGTTGATTTAAATATGATCTGTATGCCATCCGATAACTTAGATGAAGATGCCTACACTGAGATTGTTGGTCTTGCTCAGGGCGTAGTGACTTGCTTCCACTTACTTAACACAGATGAGAAGTTTGGCAATACTGTGTCAGAGAAGATGGATGAGATGGTGAAGTCAGGTGAGTTGCATTTCAATCCACAGTCAGACTTGTTTGATGCTAGCTTTGATTTAACTCAATGGACACAGACACAGGGGAACGCATGATGCCTACGCTTGATGACCGTAATAAACCAATTGACCCATTCAGTACACGCAAGTCTATTGACGAGTGTTCAGGTGAAGAGTGGAATGCAGCAACAAAGCGACACTGGGATTGGATAAAAGAAACTAAGGTTTACGAAGAAGATCCAGTGTACTCACAAGATGAACCAGAAGAAAAACTCTTTAGTGGAAGTTTGTTTGATGACGCTGATGATGACAGAGGTGATACTGAATCGATCTATCAAATGATAGAAGAGGAAGATGCCTTTGAAAATATCGTTAAGATCATGGGACCATGGGAAGCCATTAGCTTCTGTCATGGTACAGCACTAGCTATCTTGATGGACAAAGATAACTTCACTAACAGTGCATCGATTGAGAAAGCTAAGGTGTATCTCAGCCGTATGGCTCGATTGATCAACGAGACTAAGGAGTGCAACTGGTGAGCCTAGAACCTACCATCTTTGTAGAGGTACGATTTGAATTAGTATTAGATTCAGAGTCGATGCCTCCTACATACCGTGATCCTGATTACTTACAGGAAGTATTACAAGAAGCAATTAAAGATGCCGTATATGATATCGGTGCCGAGCAAGTTAATGAGTTCTTTATTGAACTAGAAAGTAACGAATGACCGCACCTATACGTAAGCGATTTGATAGAGACTTGTTTAACGAGACAGATGGTAGTGCTAGGCAGTCAGCCAAGAATTACTGGACATCACTAGGACACACAGTAGAAGATCACCCGGACCGTTATGCAATTGATTTGATTGTGAATACAGGTACGGAAGTATTCTATTGTGAGGTAGAGATCAAAAAGGTATGGAAGGGTGCAGAGTTTAAGTACGACACACTGCAGGTACCAGAACGCAAGTCTAAGTTTGCTAAGTTAGATAAGCCGTCATACTTTATGATCTTTAACAATGAGCGTACTCATGCATTCTTATGTTCGCATACATCCTTATTAGAATCACCTGTAGTTGAAGTGCCTAATAAGTATGTGTACAAAGGTGAGATGTTCTTCCAAGTACCCATTACCAAATTAGAGTTAGTGGAGATACCAAGTGGCAACACGTAAACATGAACAGACAGCAGAGGATCGTATTGATAATCTTCTGCTAGATAGTCATATGTTCTTTCTTCATGGTGACATTGAGGAGGAGAACATTGACCGTTGTATTAAGTGGATTGAGTACGAGAACATTGATAAGAAGGATAAGCTGCTCACGCTTTATGTGAACACAACAGGTGGAGATTTGTACCAAGCATTTGCCCTGATTGATATCATGCGTAGCAGTAAGCACCCTATTCGTACCATTGGACTCGGTAGCATTATGAGTGCTGGCTTCTTGATCTTTACCTGTGGTACTAAGGGCGAGAGATTCATTGCACCTAATGCAGGTATCATGTGTCACCAATTATCCGATGACATTACAGACAAGTACCATGACATTAAGTCAGCAGTAAAAGAAGTAGAGAACTGTAATGCACGTATGATAAAGATCTTACGTGAAGCAACAGGATTGACTGCATTAAAGATACAATCTAAACTCTTACCAGCAAGTGATGTATACTTGACTGCTAGGGAATTGATTCAACTGAAGGCAGCAGACTATATACTAGGAGAAGACAATGGCACAGGTGCCTGATGAAGTGTTTGATAACAGCTTAGTATCACTGAAGAGAGCACTAGGTATTACCACTTGTGCTATGGTTGCAGCTAAAGATACTGAATGGTTTGACCATAGACCAGAAATAGAGTATGCTCTGTGGCAAGTGCAAGAGAATTTATGTGATGTTATACTGAACCTTGAAGAAGAAGTAGAACACTTTGAAAGGTTTGGATCACCAGATAGAATGAATGCACTTGATGAAGCAGCAAGATTAGTAGAAAGATTTAATGATTCACCAGTAGTCGTACCACCCAATGAGAGTTTTGCATCGGTCATAGCTAGGGCAATAAGGCAGCTAGCTACCAACAAGGAGAGTTAACATGAAAGTATTATTCAGTATTGCAGCAGTATCAGTAGGACTAATTGGTTGTGCATCATCACCCTACGGCAGCGAGTCTAAGTTGTACGTAGAAAAGAGAGCACAGCAAATGAGTAGACAACAAGTCATTCAAGCTATTCAAGATTGTGAGGTATCGAAGATGAGACCTATCATGATCATGGCTAAACGCAGGGTAAATGACTGGGATACAGACATTGTAATTGATGTTACTTGTGCACCAAGAGCACAGAATTATTACCCACTAAATTAACCTAATAAAAACAAAGACATAGAGAGGCAGTTGCTTTAGGAGGAATTTTAAGTATAACTAGAGTCCCCCCACCGGGAGTGCAGTTAACACTGTGCTCCTATTTTTTTCCAATAAAATCAATAACATAGAAAGATAACGATGATCAATATCCCATTCAGTACAGTAGGGTATATTACATATAAGCGTACATACGCTAGGAGATTAGATGAGACTAATCCCCAAAGTGCTACCGAAGAATTCGTAGACACAGTAGACCGAGTTATCCTGTCTGCTAACGAACAATTAGGTTGTGGCTTTACTCAAGAAGAACAAGATAGATTACGTAAGTACATGTTGGAATTGAAAGGCACCGTAGCTGGTCGATTCCTATGGCAGATGGGCACTGAGACAGTAGATCGTTTAGGTTTAGCTAGCTTACAGAACTGTGCTGCCACTGTTGTGAATGATCCAGTACGACCTTTCACGTGGGCAATGGACATGCTCATGCTC